CCATTTTTGCAATTTCTTTTTTAACTGCTTCAGCACGTTTTTTATTTTTGTTAACTTCATAACCTTTTAATTCTGCTTTTAAACTTTCTATATATTCTTTTTTTTGTTTTTTATCCATTTCTTTTTCCTTTAATGTGTTGTGTGCCTAGCCACAGATAGGCACACATACACAAATATTCTAATAATTTAGAAAGTAGGTGTTACTAGACCTGTACCTTGTATCTTTGTCATACCCGCTGGGTATCTTCCAGAAGCAAAGGCAGAATAACCATAAACAACCATTTTTGTTGTTAATGATCCTGCGTTGGTTTCCTCAAATTTTAGTTGGAAGATATTATCTTCAAACAAAATATGATCGTCAACTTTCAATACGTAAATCTGATCTTGGTCGTTTCCGCCACCGTCAGTTGTAGTAATGTTTGCGTCTGTGATTACAGGTAAGCCAAGTATGTTTCCAACTACTGCTCCGTAAGCTGCTGCGTCCCCGATACCAACTGCGTTGTCTGGGTTATTCCCGGCAGGTGTAATTAACGGTCTTGAATTTCCGTCTACTCCTGCTGTAAAGAAACCCCAACGTCTTGGGTGCATGAGGATTGCAGTTGCAGGTGCAAAACGATTTGCATTGATCTGCTGTACTGCGTCAGCTATTTTAGGAAATGCTTCACCAACAGTTGGTGTTGCGTCTGTGTAAGTAACCGTATTTTGGCCGCTTACGTTTCTAATTCCTAAAGGTTGTCCAGACGATCCAGAACCCTCAAACATTAAGCTATCTAATTTACCATAATATGCAGCAATTAAATCTTGAAAAATAATATTTTCAAGACTGAAACCCGGTTGTCCCCCTCTTTCAAGTGCTTGTCTTGATACGTCTTGCTGTCCTGCAATGGTATCAACATTTACTGTCAATAAGGTGTCGTCCATATTTGTTTCTTGTACTGCTGAATTTTGGCTTGATTGCTCTGCTGCTTCAGAACCGGTCGTAATTCTGGAAACTTCTACTTTCATACCGTATGCAGGTAATGGTTTTTTAGGAACAGCGTTATATAATGCCGAACCCGCTCTTGCGATTGGTGCGTACTCATCTAATAGATATTGCGGTACGACTAATCCTGCAAAAGCACCTGTGCCTACATCTCTAGCTTCAAATTCTTGGTGTTTGTTAAGTCTTTCTTGTGCTGCACCGTTACCAGAACGTGATTGCCAAGCGTCAGATATAAAAGAGTGTTCCCCACCCTGTCTGTATATATCTGGCTCATTGACTTCTACGACTGCTTCTTGTTCAACAATTTCTTCGTCCTCAACGCCAAGTTCTTCTCTGCTTTCTTTAACTGCTTTAAGAGTTTCGGCAGCTTCTCTTGCGTCGGTAATTTTTTCTTCAATATCTTTGATTTCAACGTGTAAATCTTTTGATCTAGCAAGTTTGCCGTCAAATTCTTCACCCTCTGTCATCTCATCTAATTCTGATAAAAGACCGTCAAGTTCTGCTACTTTACTATCTCTAGCTTCAATTAACTTTTTCATAGTATGTATTTCCTTGTACTTTTTTCTTATACTTCTGCGTAAGGTGTGATAGTTAAGTGTGATACACGGCTTTTACCACGGCGTTACGTCTTAGCGAATACCGTCCCGTTCTAACTTTAATTTTAAAAGTTCAACTTGTGCGTTACTTCGCTTTTTATCAACGCCGTCATTATCTGCAACTTTGTTAATAAAATCTTCTAAAACTTCTGCTGCTTTTTCGCCAGATCGTGCTTCTACAAGCTCTTTGTGTAAGTTTTCTAACTCTATGCCACGTAATTTTGCCCCTGCCCACGGATTAGCAGGATAAGTTACAACGCTCACGTCAAATAACCTTGCTTCCGATACTGTTCTTTCGTCGCCGTTTTGATTGAAGTCATCACGCATTGCGGCAAACGCAAACGACATTTCGTTGAGATCGCCACGCTTCATTGCACTTGCGACTTCAGCGACAGTTGGATTGCTTGGATCAAGTTCGGCTCTTACGAATAATCCGTATTCATCTTCTTCTAAATTTAATGTACCACTTGATGTTCTTGCTAGTGGTATACCGTCGTGATTAACTAAAAATCTAACGTCGTCTTGTTCGTTTAATGTTTTCTTAAATGCACCCGGTTTGATTGTTTCATTGTATGTACCTCTGCTATCTCTTACGCCGTATGGCTTATCAAAGACAGAAGCATAACCTGTAAATAATAATGTATCGCTGTCTTGATCTTGACGTTCTTCTACTGCCGCAAAAGTAAAACTTCTATTTTCTGTAAGTCTTTCCATTTCTTTAAGATTAGTGTCCTTTCTAATAGCGTCTACCGTTTGTGATATAGCAACTACCCTGTCAAACACTTCAATATGTTGATCCTGCGATTTTTTTTCTTTTGCAGAATATCTTGGGTGTTCTTTAGGTAGTAAATCATTATCAGTAATGTATTTTGGATTTTTAGGCCTGTCTTTTTTAAGTAGATGACTAAATGCACGTAATCTAGCCAAACCCCAAGCATTTCTTGATATGCCGGGACGGTGTGATGTGCTATATGCACCAAAACCTCTACGTACAACACTTTTTGCTGTACCCATACCTAAACGTCGCCAAGAAGCCATACTTGATACTTCGTCGTTATGTTCATCAACTATTGTCTTTATAGACTTTGTTGTTGCTTCTGAAAATGTAATACCACCTTTTTTACCTTTTGCTGATCCCGGTTTGTTTTTAGCCGATCCTTTTACTTGGTCTTTTTTAGGTGCAGGTGTAGAACTTTCGCTTTGTCTTGGTTCTAATTCACCCTCATTTACTAATTGTGCTATTTTTCTATCTGCCCAATCAGCTGCTTCTAAAGGATCAGTCCAAGGATTTGATCCCCACAACAAAAATGCTACATCTGACGCACGCCAAGTATCTGGATCATTTGGATTTGATTTTTCTCTATCTAAATCTGATAAGTGTCTTTTGTGCCAAGCAGATATTTTTACTATCTTGTCAATGCTTAATTGTTCACCTTTTGACATTATTCTTGCTTGTCTTACAGTTTCATCAACAAGTCCGTCGCCTGCTTTGTTTAAGTTGTCCAAACCACGTTGTGCGTTTTCTTGCATAAATTTTGGTGGTTTTCTGTCAACTGCTCTTTGTTCGCTGTTATAACTTACAAGCGTTGTATCA